ATCCAGTTTACTTTCCTGCAACCATCAGCAAAGAATCAGCTAATAAAGTAGAAGCTTATAAAAGTTCCATTTTTGAGATAGTGGGTAACTCTGCCGGCTTTATGGATAGCCACATGGATGTTTCAATTCGTGGTAGCTATGATAAGACAGTACAAGAAGCAGCTAAATACGCACCATTCTTAGAAAACCATAACCACACACCAAAAGGTATAATAGGAAAGAACCTGGGCGTAGAAGTGCGAACAATGCCTATTAAGCAGTTAGGATACGAAGCCGAAGGCAATACCGAAGCATTGGTATTTAAAGTAGATCCTTGCTATGATGCTAAAATGAAGATGCTTTATGAAGAGGGCGAAATTAAGCAGCACTCTATCGGGTTAAAGTATGTAAAGATTGAAATGTGCGTAAATGACCAAAAGGATGAAAAAGGTTACGCAATGTGGGAAAAGTATTACCCAGAGGTAATCAACAAAGAGCAAGCAGACGAAGCAGGGTATTTCTTTGCCGTTTTAGAGCAAAAAGTATTTGAGGTAAGTGCGGTATTATTTGGTAGCAATAGCTACACACCGCCACTAAATAAAATTAACTCACTCAATAAAGAAGAGCCGCATAGCACTCTTAATACGATTGAGCCGAGTTTTGTGATTGAAGGATTTAATAACACTTTTAAACTGAATTAAAATGTCAGAATTTGATAGCAAAAGCCTGGGCGAAAAGCTGGGCGAAGAACTCAAAGGCAAGCTTGATCTCGCAGCTAAAGCCATTGAAGAAAGAAACGAAGGCCGTGTAAACGACCTTAAAAGCGAGATTGATACCCTTTCTAAGAAGTGGAAAGAAGAAGTAGAGAAGATGCCAGAAATGCAAAAGCAACTGGATAACATTTCCAGCAAACTTGCTACCGCAGAAAAAGAACTGGGTAATAAAGCTGGCGCAATCAGCAAAACTGCTGCGCAAATACTTAAAGATTCTTTTGAGGAAGACCGCAGATTGTTTGAGCAGCACCAAGCACACGGAACGGGTCTTGGCACTAAGTCATACGAACTTAAAACAGTTGGTGATATGACTTTTGCAAGCAACGTAACGCAAACTGCTGCTGCTGCTGTTGATCGTCAGTATATTCCTGGAATCTTTGACAACGTACGCCGCAGAGAGCGTATCCGTCAATTCATTCCTTTTGGAACTATGATTGGTGATAAAGTAGTATATCGCAAAGAAAGCGGAACAGGCGAGGGTACTGTTGTTACTGTTGATGGCGGTGGTGCTAAGCCACAAATCGACAAGGACATCATTACTGCTGTTGCTCCTGCTGTTAAGATTGCTGCTTATAGCAAGATTTCAGAAGAGATGCTTACTGACCTTGACTTTGTAAGTTCTTTTGTTACTTTCCAAGTAACCGAAGATGTTTACGACAAGGAAGATCAGCAGCTTCTTTACGGAACTGGCGGTACTGGTCCTCAGCAAATCGAAGGTCTATCAGTAGCAAGTGGCGTTCTTACTGCTGCTAACTTGCCTTCTGGTTTGACTCTTTCTAACGTAGATCATAAGATTGATGCGATTATAGCTGCTGCTGCCACTCTGGCTGCTTCTAATTATGTTGCCGATACTATCCTGGTTCACCCAGTTGATATGTACGACATTATGCTTCTGAAGGATACCGCAGATGGTCAGTACCTAAATCGTATCAACTTTACTACTGATGGCCGTTTGGTTATCGCTGGTTTGGTTGTAGGTCAATCTACTGCTATTACTCAAGGTCAGTTCTTAGTTGCTAACATGGCTCGTGCCGCTCAAGGATTCCAGAGAGCAGGTCTTTCTGTACGTTTCTACGATCAGAACGAGGATGATGCTATTAAGAACCTTGTAACTATCGTTATCGAAGAGCGTTTGGCTCTGGCCATTGGCCGTCCAAGTGGTTTTTTTTATTAATTTAAACGAAAATAAAATGGCAAGTATGGAATTGGTAGTCTTAAAAGAACACGCACGAAGCGATAGCTATGGCACTTATAAACCCGGAGAGCGATACTTTGAGAATCCTATCCGCGCTAAATTTCTCATTGATAGAGGATTTTGCAAGGTCTATGAAGTTGCTAAAAAAGTAGAGCCAACAAAGGTTGAAGAATCACCAAAGCCAGTTGCAAAAAAGAAAGGCCGCCCATCTAAAAAGAAAGAAAATGAGAACGGAAGTAAAGGTAGTTAGTACAACCGGATCTGAGCCAATAACTGCTGCTCAAGCAAAAGCATACTTAAAACAAGAGTATGGAGTAATAGCCTCTGAAGATGTTATTATTGAAAGGCAGATTACTGCTGCTCGCCAGCTATGCGAAGCCTATATTGATAGTTCCATTGTAGAAAAAACAATACGCACTACTTTTTTTGAGTTTCAAGAATGGGATTATTACAGTGATGGCAGCGTAGTATTAGAACTGCCCAGAGGCCCAGTAAAGAGCCTAACAAGCGTTAAAAAGCAAGTGCCAGGCGTAAGCGATGAAACATTAACGCTGAATGGCAACTATTATAAATTAGGGCAAGACTGGCCACGAGTAAAAGTAAGCGTAGCGGCTACGGTTACTACTTCTGCTGCTTATGATACCGATGGTTATTTGGTTGAATATGTAGCTGGAATGACCAGCGTAGATGCTCCATTGGTTGAGGGTATGCTAAAAACTATTGCTGATATGTATGTTAATCGCGGTAATGAAACCGTAGAAGGAAGCGTAGCACAGCTTACTTACGACGCTAAAATGCTTTGGAATCCTTACCGACAAACTATAAACGCATGAACCCAGGCAAATTAAATGAGCGCGTAAGATTGCTAAGAATGGATGAAGGCACATCCGATGGTAGAGGCGGTTATACTAATTCCGGATGGGTTACTATTCGTGAAGATTGGGCAATGGTAGAGCAGCAACACGGATCAAGATTTGAAAGTAACGGCAAAACGGTACACGAAAAGCCTTATCTAATTACAATGCATAGCCGCAGACCTAACGTGGCTGGTGATTATGATCCTAACGATACTAACCCAGCGGATTTTGATACTGCCGTAGCGTTAAACGAATTATCCGAGAGGTTTGCCATATATTACCGAGGAAGGTTAATAGTGCTGCACAGCGTTATCGAGGAGGACAAAGAAGTAAATAGGATTATAGGATATTCTAAAAAGGTAGCATGGCAGCCAGCGACATCATAGGAAGGGTTGAGTATTATTGGGAGGATGCGGTTAGCGATATGGATTATTGTGATGAATGCGAAGAAATCATTTATGGCAAATCTCATTTGCTGGTTTACTATTGGTGGCAAAAGCATATGCCAGAGCAAAGGATTGTAGATTTATGCTTATGCCCTTCGTGCTTTGCTGAAAGCAGCGAGGATTATGAAATTAACTTTAATCCTTGGGATGAGGATGAAATTAATTTAAACTAATGGCGCAGTTAAAGGCACAGATAGACCAATCCAGTTTACGCCGTTTGCTTAAAAATATTGATAAGTACGGTGAGCATATCAAAAAGCAAGTGCAACAAGAAATAAATTTTACTGCTGGTCAAATTAGATACGAGGCAATAAACGCAGCACCTTATAAAACTGGTAATTTGAAAAAAACCAGTTATGTTAATTATAAACGCAACCTTTTAGGTGCTGAAATAGGTTTTAATGCTAAATACGCTTCCCATGTAGAGTTTGGAACTACGGCACACATTATAAGACCAAAGACAAAAAAAGTATTAGCTTGGGGCGGTAAGAATGGCGGAAAGCCTACTAATTATGCAAAATTTGTAAGACACCCAGGTACTAAACCGCAACCCTTTTTAATGCCAGCCTTTGAGCGCAACAGCAAAAGGATGAAAGCTGAAATACTTAAAATAGTTAAAAACCGAAAAAAACCATTTAGACCACAATGAAAAAGCCTAAAATCCTTTGGTACACTTGTATGCAAGGCCGGCAAGAAATAGTAGATATTATGCTTGCTGGGTTTAATGCTTGTAAAGAGCATTGGAAGCACGATATAGAAATGGACATCTTTATAACGGCATCCGAAGATGAAGATGTAAAGTTTTTAGATCAGCGAAATATCTACCATAGCCAAAAGCCAAATAATCCGGTAGGTTTAAAATTTAGCCGAGGTCTTAAAGATGCTTTGGTTTTGGATTGGGATTACATAATGATATTGGGCAGCGATGATGTAATCAGCCCTGAATTATTTGCTTATTACTTACCAGAGATACAAAAAGAAACGCCTTACTTTGGAACGGATGCTATTTGCATTGTAGATTATAGCACACAAAGAGCAAAGAACTTCACAATACCGCCTAACAGCATTGCTGGCGTTTGTGGGCCAGGTAGAATGGTAAGCCGAGATATAGTAAATCATTTTGATGGTTATTTATGGTCTGGTGGCGATAGGGGGTTGGATATGTTAAGCAACACGAAGATTACAAGCTATGCGCCTTTAAAAGCGTTACATTTGCAAAGCGAAGATGTGCCTTTAATGTGGGATATAAAAAGCCCGATTAACATTTGGGCTTATGATAAGATTGTTACGCCTTGGTGCGTGGAAACAAGTTATAACGAGCAATTAGAAAGGATGCCCGAACAATGTAAAATATTGATTTATGAAAGATGTAAGCAATGTGCTGTATAGTGCGCTGTTTAGTTCCCTAAATGGAAACATCACATATCAAGGGCAGACAATACCTGTTTTTGAACTTGTGCCACAATCAGCGCAAAATGATTATATTTACCTCGCTGATTTAAACCTTAGCGAAAGTAGCGCAAAAGATAGGTTTATGCAGAATGGATATATTAATATCCAAGTAATTACAAGGCTGCAACACGATGGAAGCAGCAATGTAAAGTTAGATAATATTTGTAACCAAGTTAAGCAGGCTTTGAAGCCTACGATAACAGCCGTTCCTTCACTATCCCCCAATTTCAATTGTACGTTCTTTTACCTTGAAAATGATATCAAGGATTACTCGCTTGAAGATGTAGAGCAAGTAACCCGGCGCATTTTAAGGTTTAGAATAGAAGTAGAAGAATTGTAAATTTTAAATAGTAGATCAATGGCAGTTTTAAATGGTGATGTAATTCTAATTAGTGCCAACGGCAACCAGCTTAAAGGTACGGTACAGGCAGACATGGAAGCCTCAGCAGATATGATTGACATTACCACTAAAGATAGTGGTGGTGACAAAGAATATCTTAGCGGTGAGCGCGACCAAACATTTAGTGTTGAGGGTAAATGGGATCCTTCAGACACTAACGAAGGAGCAACAGATGCTTATGATGATTGGGCTTCAGGTAATACGGTAACTGTTCTTTTTGGGCAGCTTACTTCCGGTGGTACGCAATGGTCATTTACTGGTCGTTATTCAGCGTTTAGCTTGAGTGGGCCTAAGAATGATGCGGCGACTTTCAGCTTAACCATTCAGCGTACTGGTGCTACTACTAAGCAAGTAGTAACTTAATAATTATTTATGATAAAGATCAAAAACAAAAGCTACCATGTGGCCTGGGATGCCTTGGCTACTATTGAATTTATCGAAGCTTGCGGATTTAAATACCTTGATGAGGTAAATGATTTGCGGGTTTTATTTGGCATGAATGGCAAGGAGAATGAACGCATTAGCACTACTGCTATGCGTAACCTTGTTCATTTTTGCCACGTTGCGTTAAAGACGGCAGACCCATCATTTCCGTTTAGTTATCGCGAGTTGTTTAATGAGTTGAACAATGACCCAGAATTAACTAAGCAGATTATGGCTGAAGCGATGGATAAATACGTTTCTGCCAGTAACGTACCAGTTGAGGAAGGCGAGGGAAAGGTGACGGCCGTAGGATAACAATCCCCGACCTTTTAACCTTTGCGGCAGAGGTAGGCTTACGGCGTAGCGATTTAAGGGGTTTAACGTGGGAGGAATACCATTATATAGCCAAGGGTTATTTAATGCGTATGGCAAGGCAGGAAGCGTGGCATAGGAACATTGCTGCTTCTATGGCTGGCAGAAAAGTATTTGATAGTTGGAAGATTCCAGAGATTGACGAAAGGCCAGCGAAGGAATATAAGCCAATAACGGATGAAGAAAGGCGCATAGCTGATAAAATTTGGAAATTGAGGAAAACACAATGACCAACCAAATAGATAAAAATACTTAGATATGGCTATGACTGTTGGCGAGTTGAATGTGGAGATAGGGGCAAAGTTGGATAGGCTTGATCGTGCTTTAAACGACATGAATAAGTCTATGAAGGGTACTGCCAAAAAAACAGAATCTACTTGGCAGAAATGGGGTAAAAAAATAGGCGGTATTCTTGCTGCAACTTTTGCCGCTAGTGCTATAATGAATGTAAGCAAGGAAATTTTTAGAGTTACTGCTGAATTTCAAAAAATGGGTGCGGTATTGTCTAATACTTTAGGTTCACAATCTAAAGCTAATATGGCAATGAATGACATTAAAAACTTTGCCGCAGAAACGCCTTTCTCAGTTCGTGAATTAACCAACTCTTTTGTAAAATTAGCAAATCAAGGTTTTAAACCCACAATGGAACAAATGCGGTTGTTGGGTGACCTGGCATCTTCTACTGGTAAGGGATTTGATCAACTTACGGAAGCTATTATTGATGCCCAAACTGGAGAATTTGAACGGCTTAAAGAGTTTGGCATTCGCGCTCAAAAAGAGGGGGATAAAG